TACAAAGGTTTCTCAAGAATACAAGAATCCAACTGATAAAAGGATTGCTAAACGTATTGAAGAAGGAAAATCAGCTAAATTATATGATTGGTGGGAAATTAATCAAGTTAAAAATGTAAGTGCCGAAAAAACAGAACACCCTTGCCAGATGCCTTTAAAGGTTATGGATAATATAATAGGAATTATACCTGAGGATTATATTATAATTGACCCATTTATGGGTAGTGGAACGACTGCTTTGACATGTATAAGACATAATAGAAAATTTATAGGCATTGAATTAGATGAAAAATATTTTAAAATTGCTAAAGACAGAATAACAAGCACTATGTGTGTTTTAAATTTTTAAACTATGAAAGAAATTCAGTTGACACAAGGAAAAGTAGCAATTAAATACCATGGTGAATTTGCGAACTTAAATAAAATAGATTAAAATGGAATTAAATAAGATTTATAATGAGGATTGTTTAATCTTTATGGGTAAAATTCCAGATAATTTTATTGATTTAACAATAACATCACCACCTTATAATTTAGGTTTAAAACATCATACTGGTAATAATGTATTTAAAGCATACGATCAATACCTTGATAATATTCCTGAAATTGATTATCAAAAACAACAAATAGAAGTTTTAGATGAAATATATAGAATCACTAAACAAGGTGGCAGTATAATGTATAATCATAAAAATAGAATTAAACATGGAAGACAAATAACACCATATGAATGGATTTTAAAAACTAAATGGGATATTAAACAAGAAATAATTTGGTTTAATGGTTCACAAAATTTTGATAAATGTAGATTTTATCCTATGACTGAAAGGATTTACTGGTTATCAAAAGGCATTAATACAAATTTTGTAAATAATATAAATCAACATGATTTATTAAAGGATACTGCCGAAGGTACTGAAAAGATACATAAAAGAGCATTTCCAATAAAATTAGCACAAAGATTTATTATGTGTTTTCCTGATTCAAAAATAATATTTGACCCTTATATGGGAAGCGGAACAACTGCAATAGCATCTTTAAAAGAAAATAAGAAATATTTAGGTTCTGAAATATCCGTTAATTATCATGGATTATCAGTTAAAAGAATTGAAAATTTTTCTAATCAACTTAACTTATTTTAAAATACATTAAAATGAACGAAATTAGAGATTTTAAAGGTGTTTGGATAAAAAAGGAAATTTGGTTAAATACAAATTTAACTTTAATAGAAAAGGTTTTAATTGTAGAAATTGATTCTCTTGATAACTCAGACCGTGGATGTTTTGCATCAAATGAATACTTAGCAAAATTTGTAAATTTATCAGAGGGTAGAGTAGCAAATATAATTAGCGATTTAAAGAAAAGAGATTTTATAATTCAACTTTTTTTTGATGGAAGGAATAGAGGATTGAGAACTAACAAACATAAATGTGAAAGCAGCTTTAACGAAAACGTGAAAGCAGAATTCACGAAAACAGTAAAGCAGCCTACACGAAAACGTGAACATAATAATACAGTTAATAATACAGTTAATAATACAGATTATAATATATGCGAAAACGAATTTTCGCACACAAAAGATGAGATAAAAAATCCTTTTACAAGGCAAGGTTTCTCTGATTCCTTAGACTCTGACAAGGTTAAAAAGAAAGAAAAGTTGCGTGAAAAGAAAGAAAAAGCCGAGCCGAAGCAACCCAGCGACATTTTTGTCGCTTACGAAATGTTCTGCACCTTTCATGAATCTGTTTCCGCTGCAAAGTATCCACGTACACTAAATGGCAATTATATACTTAACCCTATTGAGGCAAGGAATGTAAAGTTGTTATTGGAATGGGTTGAAAAGATTGATCCGACAAGCAAGATGGATAACTTTAAAGTATTTATACAGGCTGCATGGATGCTTGATGATAAATATTTAAAGGCTAACTTTAATATTGGTTTACTATATAGACAATGCACACAGATTTATGCAAAGGTGCAAAATAGTAATTTAATACTTAGTAAGCAGAAAAAAGAAGAACAGTTGAATGCTGAAGCTGCCGAGTTTTTAAGAAGTAGATATGGAATTGTAAACTAATAAAATTTATAATATGAATGACTTAAAGAACATTAACGAGTTGATTGAATTTATTGACTCAAGGATTGGTTTTTATAATCGAAGCCTTAGAGAGGTAGATGAAAAAACATTATCTGCCTCTATTGACAAAGCCTATTTTTATGGTAATATGTCTTCGTTGCTTGACATAAGGGATACCATGACCAAGTTATCAAACAATATTGCTAACCCTAATTTATTTAGCCAAGATGAGTACGAACTTACCGGCCATAGCAGCCAAAACCAATTCTAATTTAACTCACGTTGAACGCATTGTAAACCATAGGGAGAATAGGATAATTAAAATAGGTTTCCAGGCTGCCTATACCCAGGTTTACAATTTAATTACTACATTGTTTCCGATGTACGGTATTGATGGAGCAAAGGAATATTACATGGAAGTGGCAGATCATATTGGAAGAAATTACAAATTACTTGCACCTGAAGAAATTAGGACTGCTTTTGAATTGTTTTCTACCCAGCAGTTGGACTTGGATGAAGACATAAAGTTTTACGGGAAGGTCAACTTACACACATTAGGTAAGATATTAAGTGCATATATGCTATATAGGAATAAGATTACTTACCAGATTGACAAGGAGAAACAAGATAAATTAGAACAGGAAATACTGGATAAGAAACGGGAATTGTCAAGTAAGGAATATGACCGTGACTTTGAAAATAAGTTACGCAATTTTCAATCAAATGATTTTAATGACATTCCTATTTATTGGTACGACATGGCTGTTAGACTTGGTTACCTTACATGGCAAGATGGAGAGAAAGAGGCATTATGGGAAGAGGCAAAAGAGATTGCAAAGAACCTACCGCCAGACTCCTACAATCTTTACGACAGGAAAGCACACATGAGAAAGATAGCTGAAGGTAACTTGCCACGAGCAACAGTTATAGCTTATAAGTTAGCGGTTTACAAAAAAGTAATTAATTTTACACTTGATGGTAAATGATAAGATATTGTAATTGTCATTCATAAACTTTGGTTTTCGAGGTGAGATAATTTTGTCTCACCTTTTTTATATTTTTTTTTATTATTTTTATTAAAAATGTACATTGTATTATATTTAGTATTATCTTTGATTTAATAAAAACAAATTATGATGATTACAGAAAAAAGACAGTATGAAATTGCAGAAGCATTTTATCACATTGCAATATATGCAGTTGTAACGCACACTCATTCTCGCGATGGTTTAGCACGACTTAAAAACATAAAAGAAATTGTAGATAAAATACCTATTGTAGGAGATCTTGATCACCTTAATTTTAATCATCGGTATTTTAGTGAAATTTTGGAAGATGCAATTAAACGCAATATTGAATTTAACGAAATAAAATAAATTACAATGAATGACGCAAACTACGCAGTATTAAATTATTTGACTGATGTGTATGGTATTAAAGACATTACACACGAAGGAGTTGAAAATGCAATTGATTTAATCTTTAATTTTAACGACCTTTTACCACAGGAACAACACTTGTTTAATTCAATAATGCTACAAGCTATTGATTTTGAATGGGTAAGCGAACAATTAAACCACTGGGCATTGCAAGAAGAGATGAAAAAAGTAGAAGCTTATAAAGAAGATCATTATGATAGTCACTAAAGGTAAAGTTAAATATGCGGCTGGTGCGCCAAGAGAAGGTCAATATGGTCCTTCTATAAACATTCTTGTCGTGTTCAACGATGGCAAGGAAGCAAGGATTTATGGTAAACCTGGGGATCCTATACAGAATTTAAAATCTGGTGAAATTATTGATGTACTTGATGATAAAGGTAAATATAAGTATATTGTATCGGAAACAATACCAGATCCTGCTGGTGTTGCGGTAATTGAGCAGAAAAAACAAAATGCCGAACCACAAGATATTGCTGCTATGATATTTGAAGTTGGTACAATATATAGCCAAGCCTACATTGATATTTATAACAAATTGGCTGCTGAAGGTTTACCTTTAGAACATCTTAGTGCAGCAGCAACTACAATATTTATTCAAGTATCCCAAAAAATAAGATAATGACTCATTTGATGAGACGGTAGCTGAACTGCCTCTTTTTTTAAAACTTAAAATTAATTACAATGCTTATTTTACCAAGACCACACCTTTCCATATCGCAAATAAACCTTTGGGAGTCCGATCCCTCTGCATACATGAAGAGGTATTTTTTAAATATACCCGATGCACCATCGCCCATGATGGAGTTTGGCAAACAGTTTGCCTCTAACATTGAAGACTATTGTAAAATGTCCGAAGCTAATCAAATTATCACAGAAACAGACTTTAACTTTCCACCTAACTTTTTAAATAACATTTTACTATATCCTAATGTAGAATATAAACTTGAGCATGATTTTGGAGACTTTAAATTTATTGGCTACATTGACAATGCCTCTGAAAACTTTGAAATTATCCGAGATTTTAAGACCGGCACAGCTGCATGGACACAAGATCGCCTTGAAAATAGCCTACAAATGAAGGCTTATAGTTTAATTTTGTTTAAGCAGAAAGGAATTATTCCAACTTGTTTTATTGATTATTATAAGACAAGAGTAAAAGGTAAAAGCATGGAGTGGACAGATGTGCATGAAACATACCAACATACCTTTTCTATGGTAGATCTTGTCGAAACAGATAGTAGAATAAGGAAAGCAGCAGAGGAAATAGCGGAAGCATATGAGTTGCATTGTAATGAGGACTTATCTGCTTTAATTACAAAGTATGTTGAATGTGATATTGTTGTGAAGGGTTGGACAATTGAAAGAGATAATTTAAGAAATAAAATAGAGCAGGAGTTGCAGAATAGTAGGTACATGGTACAAGTTGATGATAAGATTTTAAGCTACTCTACATACCAAAAAAAATCATATACTCATAGCCCGGAACTACTGGAAAGAGAGGAACAACTGGCAGCACAGAAAAAGCAGGAAATACTTTACGGTGTAGCGACAGAGGAGACAAAAACGGTTACATTGTTAACGGTAAAAGACGCAAAGTGAAAGAGTATAATTTGCAAATGATTGAAATAAAAGCCTTTTGTGATGAGGTTAATACTTGGATTTCCGTTGCGCCATCGGCAGAAATGCTTGACGAATGTGACGAGTATCTTCGACAATTATCCGCTTACTACTCACGATACACAGTTATATCTGGAATGAACGAGTCTATATATTGCCAGTTGCTTATGATGTGTATCCGCGACATGGCAGAGGATGAATATAAGAGAATAAAGCATTCTTCTACTTTGACAGATTATTATGTAAAAGGTAAGTATCCAAAGGCTACTGCTATTTTTGAGCAATGTAGAGCAGTAAAGCAGTTGCTAATTATTACCAGCGATAACTACAGGACATTATTAAGTAGCTTTAGGCAAGAAAGAATATTAGTAGGACACATGACTACTTAAAAATATTTGCAGACCTCGGGTTTAGGTGATTGTTATTTTCCCTTTGATTAAACATTTCTTTACACTTAAATGCGTCAGAGGATGAATTGGCAGCCTGGAAAGACAGGTATTTTTTAATTATATAGTTGACATAAACAAAATGATAAAATGAAAGTGGACTTTTGCATTCCGCACATCTAATGTCAAATGTTGTAATGTTAACCGAGTTTTATTTTACTTATCCAGAATTAAATGATTTACAAAAACAAATAAAATGATTTTAACAGACAAGACAATAATTGACGAAATTGCAGCCGGCAACATTGTCATTGAGCCTTTGATAGAGGCAAACATTGGTACTAATAGTGTTGATTTAACGCTATCCAATACTCTTCTTATGTACACCAACCATATACTTGACGTTAGGAAGAAGAACCCGTATGTGCCTTTTATTATTCCCGAAGATGGATTAATTTTAAAGCCTGGAATCTTGTACCTTGCAACAACGGTAGAATACACCGAGACTCTTCGCCATGTGCCAATTTTGCAAGGAAAATCAAGCCTTGGTAGATTAGGTTTATTTGTCCACATAACTGCAGGGTTTGGGGATGTAAATTTTAGAGGCCATTGGACTCTTGAACTTTGTTGTGTGCAGCCAGTAAAGATATATCCAGGCATGAAGATTGCCCAAATCTGCTATCATGACATTAGCGAAATGCCTTACACAGACTATGCAAATAAGGCAGATGCAAAGTACAAAGACCAGGGTAAGGATCCGGTAGCAAGTAAAAACTATTTAAACAAATAATCATGAGAGAAAAACAAAGAGAAAAATTATACTGGGTTGGTTTTGCTATTTCATCAACAATAGCAATATTAGCAGCTTTAAAATTGGTAATAGCATTAATTATGTATTTATTAAACAAATAATCATGACAGAAGAAGAAAAAGGATTTATTAACAATGCTGCAAAAATCATTGTAACTTTTGGTGGAGTGTTAACCTGCCTGTGGATTATTTACTATTTATACGATTTGCTATGGAAAAAGTAGAACAAAAGTTTATTATTTGCTATGAAGATGGTAGAAAAGTCATAGTATCTTCTCAAAGTCTTGAAGATGCTATAGAACGATTTAAGGAACTTAGAATAGACACAGAAAGCAAAGAGATAATAGTAATGTCAGCACAGGAAATGTACAATCATCATAAGAAAATGTAATTGGTTAATGTGTTAGTTTTAAGTTTGCCATATAGTGCGGAGAATTGTCTTCGCACTTTTTTTTTATTTTTTTTATTTTTTATGTATAATAATATTATTTATATTATATTTGTATTTATAATTACTAAAACAAAGATTATGAAAGAACCAATTATTGAAATTTATGTAGCGCAAAATAAAAGACTTCCCTATCAAATTGCTATGGGAATTTGCGCTGCCTTTATTGTTGGGTTGATTTATTCCCCAATAAACACAAATTACAACTATACATCTTTTGTTCCTATTATTGAACGAGATACCGTTTACGTTCACAAAATTACCTCACTTACCATTCAGGGCAAAGAGGAAAAGAAGGAAATAGATGAAAGTGCATACGGATCACGCTCTTACGGTTATGAGGTACGCAAGTTATCCGGATTACAACTAAAGCAAACGCTTGAAGGTCGAGGGTTTAGGAATTTAAAAAATATTGACAGGGAGAAATTAAGACGTATTTACCTTGCGTATTGCTATGAAAGTATGCTAATGAATGTTCACCTTTTAACTGATTTCCCAGTAAGCATGATTTATTCTTTTTTTATTATTGAGGCTACAAATCAAGGTATTGAAACAGACCTTTGGAGAAAACACGCAAACGCTGGTGGTGTAAAGGCCTTAAAGGGTCAACAATCAGTAACATATAAAACACGAGAGGTAATAAGAGGTAGAGACAAGTATGTAAGGGCAAAGTTTATGAAAGCCGAAACAACAGAAAAAGGAATGGAACTTTGGGCTGGTGTTCTTAACTCCGGAAGATATGCAGCCTGTAAAAAAGCAAATTACAAGATGAAGGGAATTAAACTTTATGAATCAATTTGCAAGTGTGTTTACAAATCTGGTTATCACACCGATAGAGATTATAAGTTTAGAGCCACATTAATGGCCGAGTACTGGCAGATTAAAAAGGATAACTTTCCTTTAAAACAAAATTACAATGAATTTTAAATTTGAACCAATGGAAAAAAACTTTACAAACACTCAATTCAAATGGACATTTGAAAGCATATCGGACAATATTCCGACTATCATGCTTCTTACAATTGTCTTAACCTACGGTATAAATGCATATCTTACGGCTATATTTTTACCAATGGAATTTTGGTTAGCTATCATTGCTGCTTCAATTCTTCAATTAGGGCGATTTGCAGTAGTTTTTATGGACTTTCTTAATCCAACTAAAGGTAGAAGCACTTATCCACCTAAGATAGCCTTAGGAGCAACTATAGTGGCTTTAGTAGAAATATTTTTTGGTTTACAAGAACAATACCAAGGCGGTGAGTTTATAACCATGTTTCTTTTTGTTGGTACAATTGTAGTTTTTGGTTATCTTTTGGAAATAAACTTTGTAGACAAAGGTGTTGAAGCTTACGGAATAAACAACCAAAAAAAAACAAGAAGAAGAACACCAAGGAAACCAAAAGAGAACAAACTAACAATAGAATTAAACAAAGCAATATCATGAAGGTAATCGGTGTAGATCCTGCAATAAGGGAAAATGGTCAAGCGATTTGTATATTAGATACAATGACGAAAAAATTAGAGTTTATGAAATTCACTCAGTTCGTTGATTTTTTAAACTACATAATGAACATTGATACAAATCAAGACTACTATTTTATTATTGAAGATTCATCTATGCAAAATATTACTTTTATAAAAGGCTATAATCACAATGTTCAGAGTTCAATTTCAAGAAGAGTTGGTATGAACCAAGCAGCATCAACCATTACAAAACAATGGATTGAGGTAAATAACTACAAACATATTTGCGTTAGTCCCTTGCAAAAAGGTGCAAAATGGAATAAGCAATATATGTTAGCAGTTCTTAAAGGAGAAAATTATATTACGGACATTCCTGCAATAAAAATAACCCAGGATATGATTGACGCATTTACCCTTGTTTTTAAATTTAAACCAAAATCAATATGAAGACTAAAAAAACAGATTATTTAAAGTTGGCTATCATGACAGATAAGCCTGTTAATTTTAATCTACAAATTCCATCTTTTAATGCTCTTGTAACATTTTACAGTAAGCCGATGGGTTCAAATTTAGGTGAACCATATAAAAATATGGAATCTAAAAGAATTGCATCTATATTGGCAAAAGCAATAATTAGCAAAAAACTTGAACCAAGCATGGAAGGTAAAGCAATCGATATGATTAAAAGGATAGGATACTAAAATACTTTTTAATTGCATTAAAGTGAGCATTGGCAATTTTGTGTTGACTTTCCTTATTAAACATCTTCATTGCATCGTTCCTGTCCGTAAAGAAACCATTTTCGGTTAATACGGCAGGAATTTTTACATTACAAACCATGTGGAATTTAGCTTCTTTGTCAACATCACCATCAATAATGTCTGGTCGCATTCTAAACAAGTTAGTATTTTTTACCTCATCATACATTAATGTGGCCAAAGTATCTGCTTGTGTTTGACCTGGACTTGTAAATACTTCCCATCCATTTGCACCTTTAGGTCCTGCGTTACCATGAACCGAAACAAGTACTGCAGCATCGTAATCCTTAAACGCATTAGCTTTGCTTGATCGCAGTTTTAAAGGTGTATCATCTATTTCATTATAAACCTTTAATGTATTAAACCCTTCTGCCTTTAGCATTACTTCTAATAGGTTTACAATATCTCTATTAAATACACCTTCAAAAAACCATCCGTAACCATGGAATAGTTGATGAGATGTATGTTGGAAGCATTTACTTGGGTAAGTTGTATATTTATGTGGTATGTCAAATTTCTTACCTAATCCACCATGACCGGCATCTAAAAAAATAGTAAATCTGTTTTTTTCCATGTTTTATATTTTTAAGGGCGCTGTAAATCAATACAACGCCCTCGGCTGCCTAAGGTAGCGATTCTTATGCGCCTATAATTTAAAACCGATGAGTGCAAAAGCTGCGCTTATCAATGATAGCTTTGCGGGTAATTTTACCTCAATTTCTTTTCCAGCACATTCTCGACTTGTCTCTTTTACCTTGTCCCAAATAATTTGAGCAAGTTGGATGTACTCGCGCCATGTAAATTTTACCTTGTTCCCTTCAAGATGAACATTGATTTCACTTGCAAGTTCCGCAAAGTTCATTGAGTAACAAGCCACATCGCCCAAAGGTGACTTTATTGTGTCTGCGCTTTTTAAAGCTTCTTTTAAATTAGTCTGCATATTATTTGTTTTTAACGTTTAAAAAATTTTGTAATCAAAGTCCCAAGTTCCAATCCAGTTATCCGCTTAACATTTTCTGCTACCGAGTATAATTCTGTACAAGATATCATCATTGCTACCATGTAGGTAATAGGGAAAGGAATATTAAAGGTATTTTTAGCACCTTCGAATATGAGGATTGCAACAAAATAAACTACAATCTTTTCCGTTGTTCTATACAATCCTTTGCTGCTTATCTTTTGCCCTTCCTTCCTTGCAGCCTTGATGCCCGTTATAGTATCCGCAAAAACAACGGCAACCGTAAACAGTAGGAAGCCTTGAATAGGGATGAAAAACGAAGCAATAAAGCCCGTAGTTAATGCAACGGCAAAGAACTCATAGCTTTGATGTAATAGTTTTAGTATTATTGCTTTCATTATTCAATTTTTATTAGCCTAACACTTTTATCTGCACTAATATATTTGCCATTATCGTTTTTGATTAACAAATAATTTATACCGTCAATGTTTATTTTAATTAAATTAGTTTTAACATTTAATGGTATGTTTAAAGTTCGAGGCTGATTTAAATTAGGGTTAAAAACATACTTTTCATTTGAATTAATTTTTACTTTTCCATTTGTAATTACGTTGTTAATATTTAAACGATAATTGCCAACGTAAAAACTTGAATCTGTAATTTCATTTGTGTTAAAAACACCTAATGTGTCAGGTATATTTTTCCATGCCTCAATAGCAAGATTTAAATATTCTTCATAATCACCTAATACTTTAAAAGCATTTGGGTCGTTAGGTTTTAAAACACATCGCCAGTAAGTTTCACTAATAACATTAGTGTCTTTTAACACTTGAGTAGTTTTTCTTATTTGAATACTATTGTTTTCTCTAATGTTAAATTCAGAAACAATAATTTTTTCACTATAATTATTTACATTTTGTCCATAAATGTAAAAAGGAAAAAAAAGAAAAATTATTATTTTTTTCATTTGCTTAGTTTGTTTGATATGTTAACGAAAAATAAAATGTTGAGTTGTTATTTACCGCAGTTGTAAATAATATTTCTCTTTCAGCATTGTCTTTTGTTTTATCAAAATAAAAAAATGCATTTGCACCCCCTGTATTTCTTGTATTTAAATATAATTCACCAGCCGCAAAATCAACAAAACCAGCTATACAAAAACCTTGCGCTACTTCTGTTGCAGTTAAATTAAATGGCAATCCTGTTATACGAACTCCAGATGTCCAACTACCTTTATTTGTCAATTCTATTTCACCAGTTGCTACAACTAATCTTCCAATTTTTGTATATCTTCCTCTTGGATAACCAGATGCATAAGCAAGGCTGCCAGCAGAACCAGCTAAACCTTCATAGGCTGGTGTCCATGTCCCTTCTTCGTAATCATCCAATGTGTTTGCACTTGTTGAGGCTGACTGAGTGGATGGGAATGTAATTCCCGTGCCCGATGATGTTGGTGTTGCTGAACCTATTCCAACATTCCCCGTAAACAAGCCATTGCCGACAACGTGTAGTCTTTGGGTAGGAGTAACTTGATTTATGCCTATAAATCCAGTACTATCAATAGTTAATAATTTGTTATTATTTTTATCATTAAATTCATAAAATCCACCTGTTAAAAAATAAAATTTTTTATTTGGTGCCCAATATTCAAATACTGCAGTTGCTGCTCCATTTTCAGTTGTATGTACTCTAAATCCACCATATCCAGTGCTTGGAACATTTATTGAATAATAGGATTCTAATTCACTTTCAATTGTCATTTTCATTCTTGAATCATGTAATGTTCTCCCACTTTCACCTGTTTTTACGTGTAATTTATAATTTGGACTTGTAGTTCCAATACCTAATCTGTCATTTGTATTATCATAAAATAAACTACTATTATCTTGCGTATAGGTCCCACTTGCTCCAGCAAAAACAACTGAACCAGCCGTAAAGGTTGACGCATTTGTTCCCCCATTTGCCACAGGCAAAGTTCCAGTTACTCCCGTTGTCAATGGCAACCCCGTTGCATTGGTTAAAACACCGCTTGAAGGTGTGCCCAATGCTCTGCCACTACGGTAATAATTTGTAAGCATCGTAGCCGTATCGCTCGGCAAAAGGTTTAAACGCAACCATGCGTTACTTGTAGCCTTTTTATAATGCCATATTATATTTGTAGTAGTATCAAGAACCATGTAAGCCATTGTATCAACACTTGGCTTTCTTACCGTATCAGTTGCAGCGACGCCCCGATATATAAGCCCGTCGGCACTTGTCTGTTCTCCAAGCGTTATCTTTTGATTGCCATTGCTTGGGTACTGTGCCCATGCAAGGCAAGGCAAAAGGAAGAGGAAGAGGGAAAGGAGTTGTTTCATGTTTTTGTTTTTTTAGAATTAATACATAGGTGAATACGAAAGTACATACCATTTAATACCATCGCTTTGCAAAATAGTACAATAACCACCTACAATACTAACAGATGCACCTTCTCCATCTGTTATAACAAAAGAATTATTTGAAGGTGTTACAATTGTTAAAGCTTCATTAGCTTCTGGCGTGTCAAAAATTGAAATAGTATATTTTATACCTACTGCATCAGAAGCATTAGGTATTGTTAGTGTTTTATTAGAGGTTAAAGTAGTGTAAATAATGGTATGATTAGCAGTTGTTGCGGTATAGTTTGCATTACTTATTTTAACAATAGGTAAACCAAAATTTTTTTTAAATAGAACATTACTTTCAAATCTTGATGAATCATTTACAATAATTTTATTTGTAAAAGTTTTATCTCCAGAAATAGTTTCATTTCCTGTTAATCCAACTTTGTTATTAATTCGATTACTTAAACTTGCGGTATCTATTTGTGTAGCAGTCAAAATATTACTTGCAAGACTTAATCCTGTTCCAAGTGTTATTTCACCTACCCCATTATTACTTGTATTTTTACCAAGTAATTTACTTGCGTCTGAAAAAGAACCACTTATTGTCATTTGATTAGTTATATTAACCAAATTATTAAATGTTTTAGTCCCACCTATGGTTTCAGTCGCTGATAAAGATACTTTACCATCAATGCGACTTGATAAAGAAGTTGTGTCAAGATTTGTAAGAACATTGTTGCCGCCTTCGGTTATTGCGCCTGTGACGGTTAAGGTTGAGGATATAGTTGTGGGTTTTAATAAACCAATATTTCCTGTAATCCTATCCATTGTTAAGCCTGTATTCGTAACATTTGAACCACCTAAATTATCTCTTGTTACTAATTCCATTCTATCAAGACTACCATTATATCTTAGAATGCCACCAAATTCAACGTCGGTAGAAGATGGAGTTCCTGTTTCTGAAAACAAAACAGATGCAATTCCCGTACTGCCAGATTTTAATAAAATATTTTTAGCTACGTCAAAAGTAAGATTTGCTATTGGGGCTACACCTATGCCAATATTTCCGCTGCTTTCTTGAATGACAGAATTACCTAATGTAGATGTGGCTGTAAATAATGGCAAAGTATTTGTCGTTCCTGTTCCTGTAATTGGGTTAGTCAATGTGTTTTGTTTGTTGTTAAATGTACTCCAATCCGTTGATGTTAAAATACCACTAACACTTGCACTTGCATTACCTAAAGCATTTTGTTTTCCGTTAAATGTAGTCCAATCTGTCAAAGATAAATAACCATTTACACTTGATGTTGCAGCAGCCATAGATATTTCGGGAACAGTTGTATTGTTATTAATTGACAATGGTGTGCCAGATGCTACTGTTACACTCGTAACAGTTCCTGTTCCTGCACCAATAGCCGTTCTAAATTCAGATGCCGTTAAAGATGAAACAGAATTATTAGCGTTAAAACGTGGAAAAGTAATTGAGGATGGGTTGGATAAAGTAAACATACTTTGTCCAATAGTTGTGCCACCTAAACTTGAACGTCCCGTAGATGCAGTAAGGCCTGTGCTACCGCCATCCCATTTTAACCTATCGCTAAATGCAGTATTCCAATTACTTGAATTATTTGTAATTGATGTAGTCCATGTAGTTCCTGTGCTAACTGCAATCCCAGCTTCTGGGTAAACAGGATTTGGAAAAACACCCGTACTAATAGAACCAATTCCGCTGACTGTTGCTACAGTATAATTAGCACCTATCTTAAACGAGGTAGAAACAATGGTTATTTTATTGGTGTCACTTAGATTATATTGGTCATTTAATAATAACTGACCGTTTCTAAACACCAAAATATATGCTTTTAATTGAATAGGGAATTTAGGAGTAATTGTCCAAGTCAAAACATTTGTTGAGGCTGGTGCATATTCTTGTTTTAGTATTTTTATCGTATCATTGCCAATAGCAACGTCAACTATACTATCTCTTATTCTTGTAAATACTGCTGAACTATCTAAAAGTAATGTACCAGTTGTAGTTATTGTTCCACCACTTAATCCATAGCCTGTTGCAATGCTTGTAACTGTACCACTACCCTTTGTATTTATTCTATTTGATAACGAAATAGTATCAGATGGATTTAATTTAGCAGCAAATCTTGATGTAAGATTTAATAAAGTAGTGTCAGTTAATTCCATTAAAACAGATAGGTCAGCCGATACAGTGCCCGTGGTTGTTATTGGATTTGGACTAACCGTTATTCCCGTACCACCAGAAATTGACGTAAGTGATCCGCTGCCACTTCCACCACCACCGCCACCACGGGGAAATATCACCGTATAATTTTCACCTACTTTAAATGCCGTTGCACCAATGTTAACGGAAGCATTGCTTGGTATCGTGTATTGGGTAGGAAGCAAAATTTGACCATTGCGGTAAACTTGCACCACTCCCGTACCACCGACTACTAATGTGTCACTTTGTGTCCAAGTCAATGTACTTGAAGAAACATTGGTAAAATCTTGTCTTGCGTAAAATCTGCCGCTTGTGTCTGCGTAGGCTTTTGATGCGTAGTTAGCTAACATTGTAGCTGTGTCTAAAATATTTAATTTTGATCCAAGCCTTGAAACAAGATTTAACAATGATGTGTCAGAATCTTTAAAATATGGCAATAACATTGCAGCAGTATCAGAAATATTTAATTTTAAATTTATCCTGTTGCTTAATGATGTTGTATCTATTGTAGTACCTCCACCACTAATGGCTGCCCAAACACCTTGTTTAAATACATACAAAGAACCGTTAACAGAGTCAAGGATAAGATAGGCTTTTACATTTTTATCTGCATAGCTTGTAGGCTTTGTTATTGTGTCTGTCACTCTACCTCTCCACACCAAGCCGTTGCCAGTACTCTGCCATCCTAATCTCTGCTTATTGCCTGTAATAGGGTAAGGAATGGAATCCATAGAGGCATAAGATATTCCTGCCACCAAAAGAAAAGCAATTACAAGTCCTTGTTTTTTGTTGCCTACTTTGTCAATGGCTTTGCCTATAAACTTTCTTGCTATTCCCATTACTAATTCATTAGCCAAAACCTTGGCAATGTTGCCAACGGCTTTTAAAAACTTGCGTTCCTTTTTTGGTGCTTTTATCTCTTCCATTATACTAATATTATAAATGTAACAATGTAATTACTACCATTATAATGTGTATTGCTATCAATAGTAATAGTATTTGGCAAAGTTACGACATATTGTGATTTAATTAGCAATTGTCCATTCTGATACACTTGCAATTGAGCATCTTGATTTGTTATAGGTAGTTGATTATTATTTTTAGTAATACTCAATACATTTGATGAGGTTGCCAAAAACTCTTGAGCGTAAACTGCGAAAGTAGAACCAGTTATAGTTACATTGCTTATAGTTTCTGTAATATTAGTTGAGGATGTACCACCGCTACCACTTGAGAAAGGAGTGCCATCTTCCCAACCTAAACCTTTAATTACAACACTTCTTTCTGTGTATGGCATTATTCATCGTTTTTAATTACAAACCAATCACCAGTTATTATATCTGTCATACATTCATAAGTACCTCTTTCAAATACCCAAAAATTATCATTGTCTTGAGCAATAACAGATGTAAAATCTATAACAAAGTGTGGGAGAAATGAGTTGTTAAGATTTTTATTTTGGAATCCCACATTGATCATTCTTCTTACCGGTTTTAATTGACCTTTAATAACCTCGTTAACTAATATTTGTGATATATTTTTACCAGTACCAATATCAGCAATAGTCCAACCAATAGGACTTGCTAAGACAAAATTACCATCATTATTCTTTACAAATATTGCACCTGGAGAAGATGTTACCGGACCATCACCAATCTTAGTTTCAATCCTTGCTCTTAATGATGAGAAAACATTGTTGTCACTTGCATATTCGTATATATCATTTTGATTTTGAATATTACCATTAGGTAAAAATTCTAAGTAGTTATCTGCAAATGAATAATTGTAAGCTAAAAGTTGTGATGTAATATTTGTTCCTGCTGCATTCCTAATACTTTTAAGTGTAATCTGAAATGAATATTGAGATGTCGCAGGAATAGCTAATGTATCAAATGCTACTACTTTATTAAATATGTATGTTAAATCTTGACTAATTACATCAGATGTAAATTGAAATTCACTTGGTGTATTTTCCCACGACGCAGCAGAAAATATAGTATTTAATCCCTCAAAAGTAGCTTCTCTTTTTAACCAAGAAACAGGACCAACCATAGATAGGTTACTTATACTACCAATACTAAAACCTACTACAGAACTTTGTAATTTAAAACCGGTTGTATTTACTGCTATTAAATCAAATTCAAAATCACCAGATTCTGTTATTTCAAAAACTGCACCACCCATATAAACTTTCATGTTTCCTTGCTGGATGGTAATTTTTAATTTTACACTATATTTATATCCAATAGTTGCAGCAATTAATGATTTTGCAGCTTGAGCAGTATTTGTAACATTGAATTTTAACTTTTTTTCATCAACTGAAAAACCACTTCCTAAAGACCAGCCGCTTGAATCTTCAAATTCTTGTACAGGAATTATAAATCCTTTTTGATTAATTATTGCAGCAAATAAAAATATGTGAGGTTGAAAAGTAAATCCCGCTAAATTATATGATGAAAATAAAGATAGATTACTTGTATAGGACAATCTTGCTTCTAAGTTATCAGAATCAAGTTCTTCTAATAAAATCTCACCAGAATCGCCTTGACTTGGATTTAAAAAATTAAAAGTATTGTATGTAAATAAACTACCAGGTATTAAGTTTCTTCTTGCAGATGTTTTGTATTCTACAATCATTTCTCTTAATGGTGCATAATATCCAAATCTACCACCGCCAATTCTAACTAAATCACTTTCTGCTAAATTAGTTTGATTGTTTACTATAGCTAAATCTCTATTTTCAAAAACAGTGGGATCCTCAATTCCATTTGCAAAGAAATTAAAATATCTCATTGCATTTGGATTCATGTACTCATTGATTTGAATTAACCAATAATTTGTACCGGAAAATATTAATCTTGAAGCAAATGCCTCACAGATTGCTACCAATACATCATAGCAAGTCGTGTATATATAATTGTCTTTTGTATCTTTCCAATAAAATGCTTTGTGATTAATTTTTATTCTACTTAAAATATTATTGTTTTCCGAGTAGGTATAAAATGAATTATGCCAATTACCTATAAAACTTAAAATAGCTACATTGTTAGAATAAAAAGAGTTTACAAAACTTAATTTATTAAGGCAATTCATTATGTGATTTGCTAAAGTATCTGCTCCTACAAATGGACCATTAGGTGCTTTGTATTCTATATTTTTTAACCAACCAAGTCCATCAACTGCAATTATATCAAAATTATATCCTATAGCATTAGCAACATCTTCAAACTCTATTAAATCAATTAATATATAACCAAACCATTTCATGTTAATAGTACTGCCATTTGCAGCGTAAGCATAATACTCAACAGTAAATCTACCCTCTTCACTATCAACTAACTGTTCAACAAAAGTTTGTAAAATAGAACTATTTACAAAAAATGAAAAGTCGCAAGTGCTACCAATTACTGGTGCAAATCTTTCACTACCTTTTTTTCTATTGCTATCCCAATTTAAATTTAAATTAACCAATCTTATTGGGTTAATTACACCAGAATAATTTGCATCATTGATATACAATTTAAACTCTCTACCTTTCTCAGAATAAACTCTTGCCTCAAATCTTCTTGCCATTATCTTATTCTTAGGTTTTTAGAATCTGTTCTTTCAAGTATTAATTGCAAATCAGTTCCAGAGATACTTGTTTTAAGTATATATGGAGTACCACCACCGGTGTCACCTAACATTGCCTTTAACTTTGATAAAGGTGCAATAACCTCTGGGTCAATTCCAGCATTTCTATTATCACCAACCATGGCCATTGTAGGACCAAATGCCAAACCACCCTCTGCAAGTGCAGGGGCTTTTAATTGACTCTTAACAAATGTACCTAAAGCAACCAATGCAATACCAGCAGCAATTGCACCCACACCACCTAAAGATTTTAAGGCAACTTTAATTGACTCCGCAGCAAAACCAGTTGCAATGGCCATTTTTCCAAATTGTATTAAAGCATCTGCTAAAGGCATTAAAATCATATTAATGGAAAAACCTGCTCCAGCTAAAGCATTGCCAAGTTGTTCGCCAAGAGCAAAGGCAACATCTGTTAAAGTATTATTTACTAAGTCTGTTAATTGATCATTTAGTTTTTCAATATCAACCATTGTTTTCTCAATCTGATATTGAGATTCAGTCATTGGTTGAACAATACCTTCAGTTATATTACCTTTTACAATACTGCCTACTTCTTCAGATGTATCTTTTAAATTTCTCATTGATTGAGAAACACCATCGACATAACCTATTGACTTTAATATTCTATTAGCTATATCATCTGTAAATATTTCTTTAAATTCTATTTCTTTTGGTGCTTTAAATTGAGGCAAAGGAGTGACATTTAAATCTCTACCTTCAATCTTATCCCATTGTTCGTTTACTTTTTTTAAAGTATCCTTTACATAATTATATTTTTCTGCTAATTGTATTGCATCAGTAGATAAAGCACCTTGTGTTAAAACTACATTTTTATATTTTTCTTCAGTATCCTTTAATTGTTCATTTAATAACTCATATTTTGTCTTTACCTTATCTGTACTATTATTTAAATTATCATTGTTATTTAGTTCTTTTAGTTTAGTGCCTTGTAATGCATCTAATTGACTTTGATATTTAGTAATCTCCTCTTTTAAATTTTTTACAGTATCAGCATTTTTACCATATTTTTTTGTTTGTTCTTCTAAAAAAACATTTATATCTTTAATCTTATTATTAAGGTTTTCAATTTTTTCAGCTTTAAGTTGCTCATTATAAGCATTTTGTTCCTTTGTTAAACCCGATAAACTTGTTGAAGTTTTATTGTAAGCATTTTGTAAAGTTTCAATTTTACTTTTTAATTTTTCAATATTTGAACCTTGAGCATCATATTGCGTACTTACATTACTTCCAAATCCTGTTACTGGTCCTTGAGGTGTTTTCTCAAATTTAGTTCTTTCTTGCTCTAAAATAAATAATTCCTCCCTTAAATCTAATAATTTTTTTGATTGTTTTTCAAGAACTCCTTGAGCAGCTAATACTTTAAACTTATTCTGTAAAGCAATATTTCCTTTTTCTTGGGCAATTCTTATTGCATCAATACTTGTAGCTTCTTCTATTAAATTAGGTAAATAGTCTTTGTATTTTGTATTAATAGTTTCAAGTGCAGTAGATCTGGTTGATAAACTTGTGTTTGCATCCTGCAATACACCCATTAAGCTATTAAACTCAACAGTTTCTTTTCTTGCATTTTTAGCACCAACGGACAAATGGTCGTTAAAAGTGTCCATTGGCTTGGAAGCATTATTGTAATTATTAACTAATAATCCAACGGCAATTGCAGACGCAGCAATTATAGTAATCCATCCACCAGTAGTTAACGCTACTGTTTTAGTAACCTTATCATATGTGTAAAGTACTTTAACTGCTTGACCCATAACATAAATAAATGTGCCTAAAGCAGAGCCAACTTGTCCTATAATCCAGGCTAAACCACCAAATATCGCTATGTTTTTAGTTGCGCTTAATATAAATTTTTGCATTCCATCAGATAGACTTCCAAACCAATCAGACAACATAACTATCCTTTGAGTAACACTATCTATCACCGCTTCTAAATCTATATTCTTTAAAATGGCTTTACCCATTTCGGCAGAGGCAAATTTTATAGAATCTCTTAGATTATCAAATTGATTTCTTATACCACCCGTTGCATTAATAACCTCAGGCATTGTGCCTAATGCTTCAGTTAGTCGCATAGCAAACTCCTTAGCCCCAACACCAGTTGCTCTTACCGCCTCAATATTATCTGTATTAAAAGCTGCTTGTAGAGCCTTTCCAATTAAAGGAACGGCAGATTGAATAGGCTTAAAATCTTCTGCAAGAATCCTATTCTTAGAAATCATTTGAGTTAACTGGTATTGAACGGCTTCTAACTCAACCGCACCACCACTTGTCAATGAAAGTGCTTTACCAAATGTTTCTAATACTTTTCTTGCCTCATCTGCCTTTAAACCTACCGCTTGTAATCTAATACTACCTCTAACTGCTTCTTCAAATCCTAAACCAGGTAACTTTGCACTTTCCTTTAATTTACTTAATTCTTTTGTTGCTTCACTTGTACTACCCATTATTGCAGCCATGCCTCTCTCTAACTGATCCATAGAAGCAGCCGCATTAACAAAACTTGAACCCATAGCAATTATAGGTCCTGTAAATCCTAATGTTACACCTCTACCAATAGCTAAAGCCTTTTGGCTAAATGCGGCCATATCCCTACCAACTACCTTTAATGCCCTTTCTAAAGGACTGGCATCAGCACGAATTTTTATAGATAGTATTCCTTGAGCCATTATAGTATTTCTTTAGTTAGCATTGAGTTACCTTTTACCAACGTGTCCATTAAATCCATTTCTTGATAATCCCTTTCTGTTAAAACTCTTTGTTTAAAGTTATGATCCCACGGAAATTTAATAAGATCATTAGGCTTTAAAGTTTTATGTTTGCCAACATAAGGTAACATTGCATTAAATGCAATAAACCTTGTTTGTTCCCAGCTTAGTCTATATTGATTGTTTACAGAGTTATAATAACCATCAATTTTAATCATTAATTCTCTCCAATCAAACATATTCATTTCATCTGGTGTCATCTGTAATTCACCCAAACACATTTTTTCAATATCCTCAATCTCAAGAGGCTTTGCGTTTGGGTTACTTAGTTTTTTTCGTTTTCAGTCGAACCGCCTCCCATACTTTGAGCAACTAAATCACTAAAATCTTGTAGCTTGTTATAATCATCAACCATTTCACAAAAGGATTCTAAATTGTAAGGATTATCTTTTCCTTCTCTTTTATAGCCATTCTCTACCCCTAAATAAATAACTTCGTACAATAAACTCAAATCATCATCTAAAGCTTCTTTAAATAATGAGAATTTAATGTTTTTCTTCTTTAAAAATAAACTCAATGCATATCCACCTAATTTAAAAGGAATTTCATTTTTGTTTATTTCAATGTGATTTACCGATACCATAAAAAAAGTTTATTTATTTATAATTGGATACTAATGAGAGTTGACAAAGTGTCAACCCCCAAATAGTATCGGAAAAATTTATGCAGTTGTAGCAGTAACAATGTTTGAATATGCTCCTGTTCCTGTAGCATTTATAGCAGCAACTCTAAAGTTGTAAACCGTTCCAGTAACTAAACCAGTTACCGTAGCAGTAAGTGCAGTAGATACTGAATCTGTAAATGTCAAATATGTCTGTGAAGCAGATGTCTTGTATTGAACAAGATAATCTGTAATTGGGTATCCACCGTTAGGTGTAGGGAGAGTCCAAGTTAACGGCATAGTTGTAGTTGTTGGTGTTCCAGCTGATGCAGTTGGAGCGGCAGGAACAACCTTGGTGTATCTTGTAACCGCACCATTTACTCTTAAAGAACAAGAAGCAGTAACACTTTCTTGGTTTGCAGCACTTAACGACAAACTTTCAATAAACGCATCGAATGTAAATATAGAATCACCAGTAATATCTGATGTATAAGTACATACAATGGATGTTCCCGAATCCCAAGAAGAGAATAGTGTGTTAAATTTTGTATTTGCACTTGCATCACCAATATCAGCAAACATTAATTCAGTTGAAAATGTAGCTGATTTTTGTCCAGGACTAACTTCTACCCATGCAGATGTATTATCCTTGTGTGCGAGTTCTCGCATTGCTCTTGTTAAATCTAATGTATCAGATGTTGAATACGCAACCGCAACACCATCTACATATAATCGCAACAAAGAGCCGTTCATTATTCCAGTTGTAGCCATTTTGTTTTATTTTAATTTTGACTTAATCTTGTTTCCTTTCTCCATTTCAGTATCGTAATTTATGTCATGCTCATCAACTTGCATTTGTTCCATTAACTGTTCTTCATTTACAATTATTGGAACATAAACTACTTCCTTTTCGGGTTCTTTTGTAGGCATAATTTCTACGTCAGCACCTTCGTAAAGTTTAGCAACACCTAATTTATATAAAGATGACGCAAAAGTATCTAACACCTCGCATACATCACCTTTCTTAAAATTATTATGTTCTTTTAAAAAAATTATTCTCATAGTATGTTTATTTTAAATAAGAAATCTATTGCTATCCAATATATTTTGTCTTCCATTACCGGATCACCAGTGGTTTCATCTTCAAATATACACCAATCTAAATTAATTGAATTATATGTACCTCTAAGGTTATCAAATTTATTCCTTAAAGCTATGGCAACATTTTCACTTGTGTCATAACTATTAGAATAAACAAAAAAAGTAACCTTAACCATATCCAAAGGACTAACAATATTTTTTACTCTTGTTGGTGCAGTATTTACTTTGGAAAATGTTATGTAAGGATAAGCTACAGTATTAGGTGCTTCTTCCGGATAAACTCTTGTGCCTATTAAACTAACAAGAGTAGCATCACTTGCAACAACGGCATATATTAATTTTCCTATGTTCATTGTATTCTATAATCTAACCCTGCTGCTTTAGCATTCTGATTTATTAAACTATGTGTACCCTTTATTACTACATCTCTGGATGCGTGAAAAGCTTTCAGAAATCCTTGTAGTAATACTTTTGTTTGGAATGCAACCGCACTACCGTAAAGAAAATTTGTATAATATGCATCGGCCTTATTAATACCATCAAATGGACCTCTACTAACTTTAGTAGGATAATTTTTAAGTGTACCAATTACAATAGTTTCAATTCTTTTTAACCTTGGTTTAAAAGGGTTAAGAACTTTTACTGATTTTCTTAAATGACCTGGTATAAATGATGCCCTATATTCTTTTTCTGTACTTTGACCAGTTTTTTTATTTGTAGTTTTTTTTGTAAAATACCTATAATGAACACCACCTTTATAAATAGGAATTTGAGGTTTAACTGCTGCAACCATAGGTTCTGCGGCATTGTGTAGTATATCCATTTTTTTTGCATCCCAATCTTTTTTAAAATTAGTTCGCATCATGTGTAATGCATCTTGGACATCTCTATCAAAGATTTGCCATTCAACATTAAAATCCTTTTCAACAAATTTACCTTGTTGTTCAGCACGTCTTGTTTCTACACGCAACTTAGCATAATCTACTCCTCTATTAGTATTCGTAAATGATAATGGTCTTCTTGGCATTAGTATCCTTGTCTATAGAAACCCGTTGCAACTATAATTGATCTATCATCAGAATACGCAACTGTTTCAATTTGGTAATAATTTGAACGATACAAAAATCTACTGTTTACAGAAATATTAACATTATAACGTAAAGTAAATTTTATTTTTTGTTGTGCAACAATCCTATCAGCCTCTTCCTCTTCAAATCCCGATGAGTAATCAACTTTTGCCCATACAGTTTCTATATTAGTCCAACTTTCTAATTGAAATCCACTATCAGATTGAGATATGGTTTTATTTTGAATAACAACCCTTTCTCTCATTTTACCAATTACCTCACTTTTATTATACCCAATCATATTTATATCGGTTTAATAAAACATCACTTGCATTTGGCATTTTATGCATAGCATCAGTTCTGTTGTCGTACATTGATGCAATCATTTTTAATACTGCTATCCTAATGTCTGAAGGACAATCTGTAGCAGCAGTTCCATATCCAGCAGTATAAGTAATAGTCACATCGTTTAAAGACAAGTAAGTATCCGGAAAGTCTTGATCTACTGCTTCACCTATAATGCCTCTAAATGTATCTACCTCATATAAACTTGGTGATAATACTTGAGAAACACCATTTTCATCTAAATAAGTAATAGACGATACCCCAATACAAGGATATACTAACAATTTAATTACGTTTT